TGTTACCCGGAAACGATGGACGACGCCATCGAAGCGGTGATCCACGACTACGCCATTACCCGTCAGGCGTTACTGACACATCTGGGGAGAAAAGCATGAGTGAACGCGACCGCGACCAGCCGTCGGCAGCGATGCCCGACGAATTCGACCAACTCCTCGGCAATCTCGACGGACTGCCCGACGTCGTCAAAACCAAGACGACGGTGATCCGCACGCTGCCCGCGCTGGGCGTCGGCGGGTCCACCATCCACATCGTCCAGACCGTGCGCCAGCAGCACTCGCGCATCAACAAGAAGGGGGAAGAGGTCGGCTACTCGCGCGACACCATCTTCCTTGAAGTCGTCAGCCAGCGGCTGGGCACGGTGCGGCTGGTGTTGCCGGCGGAAGTCGCCGACACCATCGCGCGCCAGCGGGACGCGCTGGGCGGCAAGACGCGCAGCAAGGCGGCGCGCAAGCTCGCGGGCGAGCGCAAGCTGCGGGGGGAGGTGCCGGCGTTCCTGCGGAAGAAGGCGAGCGCCTAAGACCGTTCAACGGGACCGCCGCGCGTTGCAGCGCAGCGGCGGTCCCTCACCCGTTCACCAAGACAGGTTTGGCGCGCGGGCTACCCGTAGTCTACGGGGAGCCTCGCACCGCCACAAGCGAGGCAGTCCCATGAGTATCCCGAAGTTCCTGCTCCCTGAGTCGTTCGCGTTCGCCTCCATCGAAGTCGTCACCGCGCGCCTGACCGACAGCGCGCCGCCGGCTCGCGTCCTCTGCCCGTGGTGCCCCGACTTCGACCCGACCATCAACAGCCACGCCGCCTCGCACAAGATGTGCAACGTCTGCATGGTGCGGTTTGAACATCAGGACCGCGACGAACTCCTCGGCTCGACGTGCGGCGCAGCGTGCGGCTACTGCGGGCGGTGCAGCTAATGGCTCCCGTCCCGGCGGTCTATGACGGCATCGTCGGCGTGTCGCGCGACATCGCGACCGCCGGCCTCGCGAAGACGCGCAGCAACCAGCAGCAGGGCTACAAGTTCCGGGGCATCGATGATGTCCTCAACGCCTTGTCGCCGCTGCTCGTCAAGCACCGGCTCGTCATCCTGCCGCGCGTCCTCGACCGCACCGTGGTCGAGCGCACGTCGCGGCAGGGCGGCGTGCTGATCTACGTCACCATCAGCGCGGAGTTTGATATTGTCTCCGCCGTGGACGGCTCGACGCACACGGTGCGGACCTACGGCGAGGCGATGGACAGCGCCGACAAGAGCACCAACAAGGCGATGTCCGCCGCCTACAAATACGCCGCGATCCAGACGTTCTGCATTCCGACCGAAGGCGGCGAGCACGACGCGGACGCGGTGACGCACGAGCCCGTGCCGGCTGTCCGCATCCTCGCGCCCGCGCTGCCGGACCCGCCGCCGGTCGTCGCGCCGACGACGAAGGTGCCGAAGGGTTACGTGTCGTGGTTTGAGGCGCTGCGCGCGGCGGCGCTCATCGGCACGCCCGCGCTGGAGCGCGCGTGGCTCGACGCGCCGAAGGCGTTCCGGCTGCACCTGGCCGCGACGATGCCGGGCGCGCAAGCGGACCTGAAGGCGATTGCCGGTCGGCTGGCCGGCGGAGGGATGGCGTCGTGAAGGCAGCACATATCTACGTCGCAGCGGTCCTCGTGTCGTGCCCCCACTGCAAGTGTCTGCAGCCCGTCGATGGCGTGTCCGACGACACCGCCGCGCTCGCGTGGCCGCTGTCGGCGTTCGCTGCCGCGAAGGACTGGCGTCCACCGATCGCGTGCCTCGCGTGCGGCCAGGACTTCCGCCTTCCCGCCCTGCGCGCGACGGTGCCGCTGACGCCAGCGGATCGCCCGTGAGCCTCACGCTCGTCCGGCCGCGCCTCGTGCGCGCCTTCGACATCCTCGACGCGCCGCAGCGATCCGCCGCGTGGGTCGCGGCGCGCGTCGGCCGGCTCACCGGCTCGCGCGCCGCCGCCATGCTCTCGACCGTCAAGGGCGGCGAGTCCATCGGGCGGCGCAGTCTGCGCGAACAACTCGTCGCCGAGCGCCGCACGGGTCGGCCGCACGAGTCCACCTTTGAATCGCCCGCGATGCGGACGGGGCTGGAGCGCGAAGCGGCAGCGCGGGCCTGGTATGAGGCGCTCACCGGGCGCTTCGTCACGGTGACGGGGTTCCTCGCCGGCCGGCACCAACAGGTCGGCGTCAGCCTCGACGGGCACGTCGGCGACTTCGACGGACTGCTGGAGATCAAGTGTCCGCTCGCGCTGACGCACGTCGATTACCACGTCGCCGGCACGCTGCCGCCCGCGCACCGCAAGCAAGTCGTCCACGCGCTCTGGCTGACCGGCGCGCCGTGGTGCGACTGGATGTCGTTTAACCCGGAGTTTCCCGCGCACCTCCGCGCCTTCGTCGTGCGGGTCGAGCGCGACGAGCGCGAGATCGCGAGCTACGCCCTCGCCGTGGCGCTCTTCCTGCGCGAGGTCGAGTCTGCGGTAGGATCCCACCGTGGCTACTAAACGGGTGCCGGCGGCGGTGCGCGACTACTTCCGCGCTCTCGGCGCGCGGCACGGCGCGAGCGGCGGTCGGAAGGCAGCGGCGAACATGACGCCCGCGCAGCGGAAGGCGCGGGCCGTCAAAGCCAGCCAGGCGGCGGCAGCGGCCCGCGCGAAGCGGAAGGGCTAGAGCAGCGTCTCCCAGTCGTCGTCGTCGTCCATGTCCGGCCCAAGGTCGAGCATTCCCCTACCCTCCCGGCGGCGTCAGCGTCAGCGAATAGCCGAAGAGCGTGCCACGCAGCCCGCGCTGCTGGCGCGCCTTCACGTCGGCAAGCTCCGCCGCGTGCGCGTCGAGCTTCTCGTTGATCTGCTGCAACTGAAACCCCAGCCCCATCAGCGTGCCGGCCAGGTCGAACCCGTCAGGCTCCGGCGGGCCTGGCGGCGGCTCCAGCGGGCCGGGAACCGGGACGACCGGCACATCCACCACGCCATCCAACACCTCCCACGGGGCACGCCAGCGCGCCGGATCGACCTTGACGGGGTTGATCTGCCAGGCCGGCTCGTTGCCGGTGCCGGCGATGGGGTTGCCCTGCGCGTCCTCCGCGCCGCCGCCCTTGACCAGCATGTCCACGATGGTCCCGTCGCGATAGGCGACGATGTCGGTCGCGTATTCGCGGCACATGTTGCCGCCGGGCTTCGACAACAGGCCCGCCCCTTCGGCGCGCAGCGCCCACGCCACGCGCCGCGTAATCTCAAACGCGCCGCAGGGACCGACGAGGCTGACGCCGCGCTGCTCGAGGTCCGCTTTTACGTGCCGCACGACGTCGGTATGGTCATCAGCCACTGCGTCCCTCCTGCTTCAGGTCGTCATGCACGCGCACGACGCGGCGCGCCGCCGCGAGGATGCGGTCGAGCGCCAGCGGCGGCGTGTCGAACGCGCCGACCTCGTGCGAGCGCGCCTCCAGTTCGTCGCGCAGTTGGTCGATGGCGTGCGCGAGCGCGAGCGGCGTCATGGGACCGGGTGCGACGGTGCCCGCCGCCGGTCGGTGCCGTAGATCCGCTCGATGCGGGCGCTCCCCTGAAAGCGCGGCCCGCGCCGGTAGCCGCGCGCCCACTCCGTCCGGTCGAGCCGACCGAGATAGCGTTCGACAATCGCCGTCTGCACCGAGCGGCGCTGCGTGCCGGTCAGGTCGTCGCACGCGACACCGGGATACGGCAAGGGCGTATCCGCCCGGCGGCGCATCATGGTCCCAACCGATGCACGGGACCGAGGTAGCCGAGCAGGTAGAGGACGAGCAGCACGACCAGCACCAGGCCGATGCCGCCGCCGCCGTAGTAGGGACCGCGCTCCGGCCCGCCGACCGCCCAGCCGCCGCCGCCGAAGAGCACGAGCAGAATCAGAATCAGGAGCAGCATGTTCTATCCTTTCAGGAGTGCGTAGAGCACGCCCGCGATGCCGAGCAGTCCGCTGATGAGCGTGACCGCCCCGATCGCCAGCGCGCCGACCAGGCTGACGCCTTCACTCTTCCCCGTGCTGCCCGCCTGATTGCGGGCGAGCACTTCCACGAGCGCCGTCAGCTTTTCCATCTGCGGGTCGAAGACCCCCTGCTTGCCTTTGCCTTCCGACGACGACAGTTCCAACGCCGACAGCCGCTTGTTGGTGTCGTTGTATTGCGCCGAGCTTCGCGTCTCGGCGGCGGCGGCGGTGTCCGCCACTTGCTTGGCGAGCGTCTGCTGCAGGTCCGTCGTCTGCTTCGCGAGCGTCGTGATCGCGGTGTTCGCCGCGACGGCGGTCTTCGCCACTTCCTCGCGGTCCACTTG